CCCATGCCGGCCGCGTCATGCTCGCCCAGGCCCTTGCCGATGCCGTGCAGGAACTGGATCGTGGCCTTGTAGCCCAGCTTGGACTCGATCGCGGCGATCACGTCGCCGGCCTTGTCGGCAGGCATGAACTGCTGCACCGCCAGCTTGGCAAAGTGCATGTTCGCGTCGTGCGCCTGGCCCCACTCGTTCTTGAGCTCGGCTGCTTCGGCGGTGTTTTTCACGTTCATCGCGGTGGCGTGGGCCGCATCGGCTGCATCCATCTCGGCGACCTGAGCGGCCACCATGGCGTTCCAGTCGGCAGCCAGGCCCTTGGCCTGCTCGGCCGTCACGCCATGCTTGTGCAGGATCGGAGCCATCTGCTTGGCGAACTCGCCGCTGTCGCCGTCTGGCACTGGCAGCTCGTAGCCCTCGGGCGTCTCGGGGCGACCGATCTGGGCGTAGAACGCGGACCACTCCTCGGGGGTCGCGTCCTTGCCGGGCATGGTCAGCGCGGCAGGTGCGGGGTCGGCAGGCTTGGCCGGATCGCCAGCCGGAGCAGCAGGATCGGCAGCGGGTGCGGCAGGCGCAGCGCCCGCAGCAGCGGCAGGGTCGCCCATCAGTGCGGTCGCGGCGTTGACCGGTGCAGCAGGTGCCGCGGCCGGTGCAGCAGCAGGTGCGGCCGGCGCGGCCGGTGCGGGGTTTGCGGGATCAGTCATTCTCTTGCTCCTTAAAGCGTTGCAGGGTTTCGTCGGAAAGGTTCAGGGTCTGCGTGATGCGCAGCCACACTTCGCGCCGGCCTTCCGCCACAGCCGTCGCGTGCGTGTCGATGCGGCCATCCTTCGCCACAACGACACACGATTGATCCGCGCGGCAGAAGTCGCGCAGGTCGTTGATGATCGCCCGCACATGGGCCTCTTCGGTGTCAGCTCTCCAGAAGACCGCGCGGTAGTGGTCGCGCAGCCTCCAGAACTTGATGAACAGGCTCATGCCGGCAGCGGGCCTGGGATGACCTCATTGGGCACAGCGCCAGCAAGCGCAGACGCCTGGGCGATGTCCTTGGCCGCGCTGGCTGCCACGGGTGCCGCCTGCAACAGCTGCTGCATCTGCGCCTGCTCGGCTGCCGCAGCGTCGATGTCTTCCATCTCGTCGTCGGTGTAGAGCAGCTTGGACGGCATGCCGTTCAAGCGCGCCAGCTCCTCGCTGATCTTGTCGACGTTGAAGCGCTTGTAGACGGACGCGCCAGCGATCTGGGCGATCGGAGCGAGCTGCTCGAACGTGCGCAGGATCGCGACGCCACCCTCGGCCTCACGGGCGCGAGACAGCGGGCTGTCGTACTCGATCTCGAACAGACCACCACGCTCCATCAGCTTCTCAGGCATCTCGGGCAGCTGGCCGGCAGCGGCCAGGATGTCGAGCTCGCGGTACAGCATGTTGGACAGGAACTCGGACTCGATGCGGGCACCGGTCGGGCCGATCAGCTGGCCCTTCTCCTGCGCGCGCAGCATGGCCTCGGTGGCCGTGATGTTGGGCTTGTCGACCAGGATCTGGAACAGCGTGGACAGCAGCGCGTCGTTGATGACCGCGCGCTTCTGCTCCATCATCTCCAGCCCGATGTTGATGTCGCCACCCACGTCGAGCGGCTGAAGCATCTGCCGGCCACTGTCGTCGACGCCGCCGTAGTTCAGAGCGCCAGGCGTCAGGCGCACAGCGTCCAGGATGCCGTCACGGTGCGCCAGCAAGGGCGGCAGCAGTTTGAGCTGCGCGGCCTGGATGGTCGTGCGGTTCATCTCGTTGAGCATCTTCACGTCGGGCAGGATCGTCATGCACGGGCTGCGGCCGTAGACCTCGCCGGACGTCAGGTCGTAGCGGCTGACCGGGTACGGGAACGCGCGAAAGCCCCCCTCCTCGATCACCTCGCGGGTGTCGAAGGAGATGTAGTAGCTCACGAACTCCATGCCTCGGTAGTCCTTGCGGTTCACGTCGGCATCGGCGCGCGGCTTGACCACATGCAGGAACCGGAACTCCACATCGGGCGACTTCTCGGCAGCCCGCTGGATGACCTGCGGCAGCTTGTTGCCAAAGCGCTGAAAGGCCTGGCGCGCCGTCCAGAACCAGTCACGGTGCACCAGGTCGACGATGCCGAACTCGTTCTCCGCGAAGAACAGCTGCTTCATCGGGACCGAGCGGTAGAACAGCGACTTGCCGGGGCGCTCGCCAACGAACATGCCCATGCTGCCGAACTTGCCGGCCTGGTAGTAGGAGCCCTGCACCTCGGTGTCGAAGTTGGCCGCATAGCGTGCCGCAAACAGCCGCTTGTTGACCTCCTCGAGGTAGCGCGTGACCTCCTGATCGTCAGCCAGCGCCTCGTCGGAGGCCTTCAGCTTGTGCCAGGTCTGGTTGCGCGGCGTCACCAGCGAGTGGATCGCAGCCTTGAAG